TCATGACCGCGCTGCGCCATCTGCAGAGCGGCTTCGAGGGAAAGGTCGGCACCTATGGGGCGTTCGGGATCGAGACCGGCGCGACGCTGGGCGGCGGCCTGCTGACCTACTACGCTGGCAAGAAGGCGGTGCAGGCCGCGGTCGGCAAGGCGCTGGGCGCTGGCGCGCAGGAAGCGGCGGCGAAGGCGGCCACGGCCGCCGCCGAGACGGCGGCGAAGACTGCCGCCACTGAGGTCGCCACGAAAGCGGCCACGACGGCAGCCACCGAAGCGGGCGGTGCCGCAGCGGCTGCTGCTGCCGGCGCTGCGACGAAGACGGCCGCCGGCCGCTCGGCGGGCTTGCTTGCGCGTGCGCTACCGTGGGCCGGCCGTGCTCTGGGCGGCTTGGGCCTGCTGTTCCACAGCGAGGACTTGAACAAGGGCGAGGACGAGATCCTGAAGCGGCGCGATGCGCTGTTGAGGTCTGGTGGCAAGCTCGATGTGTCGACGCCAGCGGCGCCGAGCAGCGGGCCGGCTTCGCCGCCTGTGCCGGCCGGGCAGCCAGCCGCAGCGAATGCGCCGGCCGGCGGCACGCTCGCCGAGCGACTCGCAAACTCGGCGCTTGGTAGGCTGATCGCCCGAGGCGAGGGCGGCTACAGCAGCGTCAATCGCGGCGCGCGCGGCGGCTATGCGGCCGGCACCGAGGATCTCGCCAACATGACGCTGGCCGAGGTGATGGCCGCGCAGCGCAGCGGCAAGTTCAACGCCGCCGGCCGCTACCAGATCGTGCGCGACACGCTGGCAGAGGCGGCACGCGCGCTGAACCTGAAGGGCGACGAGAAATTCGACCAAAAGCTCCAGGACCGCATCTTTGGCGACTACCTGCTAACGCGGAAGCGCCGCGCGATCGGCGACTTCCTGTCGGGCAAGAGCAGAGACCTGCACGCGGCGCTGCTGGCCACCTCGCGCGAATGGGCAAGCGTGGCGAATCCGGACACCGGGCGCAGCTACTACGACGGGGTGGGCAAAAACCACGCGAGCATCACGGCGAAGGAGCTGGAGAATGCGCTGCGCAACTCGCAGTCGCTGTTCGGGTCGGCCAGTGCGTTGACGCTCGCGCAGCGCGCCGCACCGCACGTCGAGATCCACAACGACGTGAAGATCCAGGTGGCCGGCACGGCCGACCCGAACGAGACGGCGCGGGCAGTCGGACGCGAGCAACAGACGGTGGTCGATAACACGATCCGAAATATGCAGGGAGCCATGCAGTGACGACCATCTCTGATGTCCTCGACGTCACCCTGACCGGTGGGAAAGCGATAGGGGGCGTGGCCATCTCGGCCACGGTCGAGGAGGTCTACAGCGACAACGTCGTGATCACCGAGCATCCCGTCGAGAAGGGCGCACCGATCAACGATCATGCCTACGTGCGGCCACGCGAAGTCGTCATGAAGTGCGGCTGGAGCAATGCCGATTACTCGGCGCTGCTCGGCGCTGCATCGGTCTCGTTCGACCCTACGGGCGCGAACACGATGGCGACAGGCACTTACGTCGATGCGATCTACAGCAAGCTGCTGAAGCTGCAGGCGGATCGGCAGCCGATCGACGTCACGACGACGCGGCGCAAGTACCAGAACATGCTGATCCAAGGCCTGACGGTGGTAACCGACCAAAAGACCGGCTCAGCGCTGATGGTCACCGCGACCCTCAAGCAGGTGATCATCGTCAGCACGAAGGCGACGAAGTTCCCGCCGAGAGCGAACCAGGCCAACCCGGCCGCAACCGCTGAGACGCAGAGCGCCGGCTCGAAGTCGGCCACGCCGGCTACGCCGGCCCCGGGCGGCTCGGTATCACCGTCGTGAGGCACCGATGCCGACGACCTTCTACGAAATCCCGCTCACTCCGGACCCGCAGACCTTCACGATCACGCTCAGCGGCGTGGTGTACCAACTCACGCTTCAGTATCGCGATGCGGGCGGCACTGGCTGGATCCTCGATATCGCGGACGCGAGCGGAAATGCCATGACCAGCGGAATTCCTCTGGTAACCGGTGTGGATCTGCTGGGCCAGTACGGGTATCTCGGGTTCGGCGGCCGCCTCTGGGTGCAGGGCGCAGACAATCCCGACAATGTGCCGACGTTCGATGACCTGGGCGTCGGTTCGCACGTTTTTTGGGCAACAGATTCATGACCACGCAATTCGGCCGGAAGGTCTCCCTCGTCATTGGACCCGATTCAGGCGATGCCCTGGATCTTTCGGCGCTGCGGATCGTATTCAACGTCAAGCGAGGTGACACGCAGACCCCGAACTCGCTTCGCGCGCGTGTCTACAACGTGTCTGACGATACGGCGCAAAGCGCCGAAAGCACCGAGTTCACGCGCATCGTGCTCCAAGCCGGCTACGAGGGCAGCTACGGCATCATCTTCGACGGCTCGATCGTACAGGTGCGGCGCGGCCGCGAGAACGCGACCGACACCTACCTGGATATCACGGCCGCCGACGGCGACATGGCCTACAACTTCGCGGTCGTGAGCACGACGCTCGCGGCGGGCTCGACGCCGGCGGACCAGGTGAAGGTCTGCACCGCAGCAATGGCACCTCTCGGAGTGACCGAAGGCTACGTTCCGGATCTCGGCGGTAACCCGCTGCCGCGCGGCAAGGTCATGTTCGGGATGGCGCGCGATTACCTCGAGACGGTGGCGCGCACGACGCAGACCCTATGGTCGATCCAGGACGGTAAGCTGCAGATGGTTCCTGAGACGTCATACGCTCCCGGAGAGATTCCAGTCATCAACGCCGACACCGGAATGGTGGGAATGCCTGAGCAGACGGCAAATGCAATAAAGGTCCGAATGCTGTTGAATCCATCGGTAAAAATTGGCCGACTTATTAGTCTCGACAATTCAAGTATTCAGCGATATGAGTATGGGCTGAGTAGCGATGATGCTGCGAATAATCGGGCTTCATCTCTGCAAAATAAAATAAATGGTGATGGATTTTATTATGTGATGTCTGCTGATATATGGGGAGATACACGGGGCAACGAATGGTACACGGAAGTCATTTGCCTCGCGGTCGACGCGACCCTGATACCAGGGTCGGGCCTAGCACTGGCTACGTCAGCAAGTGGTGTGAGTGGGATCGTGCCTCCAAAGCTTGGCGTGATCAAGCCTTACGGTTAGCGGATCGATTTTTGATAGTCTTGGAGTCTTCGTTCGTATTCCGAATGAGACAGGGCGTCGCCTGTCACGATCGCCGAGCCGTCGGGCGATATCCGAACGGTGCGCATGCTAAATAAAGACCCGGAACCACCGCTACCAAATTTTGTGACGTAAATAAATTCATCATGCAGCGGGCTTAGTGTCATCCCCCAACATGACTCGACCAGCTTCCTTCCGTATAGAATTTCTGCTCGACGCATATTTTTGGCGTTGTTTATTGGGAGTCTGCAAGACAATTTCTGGTAAAACACCATGAACAAGCTTCGCCGTGGCACAACCTCTCCTATCTGATTTGCGCTTGTCGACGTAAATGCTGTTTGACCAATTGTTGCTTTGTCGAAGGTGCTCGCAGCGAAAGCATCATCTTCAGCTCGCTGCTTTTTTGACCAGTCAGGTTCAACGATCGGTGCATTGTAAATTTCGGCATCGGACATCACGCATATTGAGTTTCCGATTTCCTGTTTTTTTATTAAGCACGTTGCTTTAATTTCATGATTGACTAGGTCATCAAGATTCTGTTGGGTTAGGCCATTTTTTTGATCTATCGATAGTTCGGTCTGGAAAGACTGATCTGTGGAGAATGCGACGAAATCTTTAGGCTCGAAAAGATAGCCGGATGATTGATCGAGCTTTATGTGGCCAATCAGTGAAATTGTTTGGCCATCTTTCAGTATCGTCGTCGGTTCTGCTGCGTGTGTTATGAAGGGTGATATAGACAGCAATGCCGTAGCGATGGCCTTTTTCATAATTTTCCCATTTCACTAAGATGAATCGAGAGGAACGAGTCAATGATCCGCTGGCGGCGTTGCGTGCGGTCGTGCGCGGCCAGCAGGCTGAAATCTGGACGGCGCTTCCCGGGATCATCGAGTCGTATGACTCGGGCGCGCAGACCGTCGCCATCCAGGCCGGTCTGAAGGTGCCAGTCCGGGCCGGCGACGGCACCGTTACGACAGTGGAACTGCCGCAACTGGTCGATTGCCCCGCGCAGTTCCCGTCTGGCGGAAATTCTACTCTCACCTTCCCGGTGGCCCGCGGCGACGAGTGCTTGGTGGTGTTCGCCTCGCGCTGCATCGACGCCTGGTGGCAGTCGGGAGGCGTGCAAGAGCAGGCCGAGAACCGGATGCACAGCCTGTCGGACGGTTTCGCGCTGCTCGGCTTCCGTTCCAAGCCGCGTGCGCTCACGAACGTCAGCACCACCTCGGCGCAGCTGCGCAGCGACGACGGCACAACCTACGTCGACCTGAACCCGATGGCCGGCACGCTGAAGTTGGTCGCGCCGGGCGGCCTGGAGATCGACGCGCCCACGGTCAAGGTCAACGCCGGCACTTCGGTCGAGGTGAATTCGCCGCAGTCGACCTTCGACGGCGCGCTGACCGTGAAGGGCATCTTCACGTTCCTGGCCGGCCTGGTCGGCAGTGCGACGAGCGGCGCGGCGGCAGTGATTACCGGCACGATCAACTTCATCGGCTCGCTGACCTCGAACGGCAAGCGGATCGACGACGGGCATACGCACGGCGGCGTGCAGCCCGGCGACGGCAGCAGCGGTCCGGTCAACTGACCGGTGCGTCATCCATCACCAGCCCGGCCGCGCGCCGGGCTTTTTCGTTTCTGAGGCCCCGATGCGATACCGCAAGCAGGACGCCAACGGCGACTACGTCTTCGGAGGGTCGGCGAACGACTTCCTCGTGAACAGCCCCGACGCGGTGGCGCAGGCCGTGCTGACGCGGCTGCGCCTGCTGCAGGGCGAGTGGTTCCTCGACACGACGGTCGGCATGCCCTGGGCCACGCAGGTGCTCGGCAAGAACACGCAGGGCACGGCGGACGCAGCGATCCGGTCTTGCATCCTCGGCACCACTGGAGTGACTGAGATCACGGACTACGCGAGCTCGTTCGACAGCATCAAGCGGAAGCTGACCGTCACCGTGACGATCAACACCCTCTACGGCAGTACCACCATCGAGACCACCCTGTGACGACGCTCCTTACCACCGTCGCGCCGACTATCAGCGCGGCGGGCATTTCGGCGCCGACGTTCGCGGACATCTACGCCTGGTTGCAGAGCCAGGTGCAGGCGATCTATGGCGCGGACATCTACATCGACCCGGACAGCCAGGATGGCCAGTTGCTCACCGTTTTCGCGCGGGCGATCGCCGACTGCAATTCGGTCGCGATCGGCGTCTACAACTCGTTCAGCCCGTCCAAGGCGGTGGGCGCGGCGCTGTCGAGCAACGTGAAGATCAACGGCATCCAGCGTGAGGCGTCGAGCTACTCGAGCGCGGACCTGGCGCTGGGCGGCCAGGCCGGAACGACGATCACGAATGGCATCGCGAAGGACGCGAACAACTACCAATGGGCGCTGCCAGCCAGCGTGACGATTCCGCCGGCGGGCACGATCACCGTCACGGCGACCTGCACGACGATCGGTGCGATCACCGCACCGGCCGGTACGATCGACCAGATTGGCACCCCGACGCGCGGCTGGCAGACGGTCACGAATCCGTCCGATGCAGCACCAGGTGCGCCCGTCGAATCAGATCCTGCGCTGCGCGCGCGCCAGACGGTATCGACGGCACTCCCGTCGCAAACCGTACTCGACGGCATTGTCGGCGCGGTAGCCAACCTGCCTGGCGTGACGCGGTATCGAGCCTATGAGAACGACACGAGCGATACCGACGCGAACGGTATTCCCGGGCACCGGATCGCGCTGGTCGTCGAAGGCGGCGATGCAACGGCGATCGCCAATGCGGTGGCCGTAAAGAAGACGCCCGGCGGCGGCACGTATGGCACGACGACGATCGTCACGACGAACCGCTACGGCATGCCTGTTCCGATCAACTTTTTCAGGCCGACGGATGCGCCCATTTCGGCGGTCGTATCGATCCGCGCCCTGACCGGCTACACCACCGCGACCGGCATCGCGATCCAGAACGCAATTGCCGCCTACATCAACGGTGTGGCGATCGGCGGCGGTGCGGCCGCCGCGGTGGAGTGGGACGAGTGCATTACGCAGGCGAAGCTCGTGAGCGGCGCGGCTACGTTCAAGATATCGAGCCTCGTGCTGACCGGCCCGCGCGGCGCTGGCTCTCCGGACGTCGCGTTGCTGTTCAACGAGTCGGCGTCGTGCAGCGCCGATCGGGTCACGATCACCACGGGGTAAGTGCCATGGCAGATCTCGACGATTACACCTCGCTGATCACGTCCGAGCACCAGCCCAGGCCGAAGTTTATGGCGCTCGTGGGCGCGCTGGTGTCGCCGCTCGTCGACCAGATGAACGTGGTGGCCAGCATGCCGGCGCTGTTCGACCTGGACAACGCAGTCGGCGATCAGCTCGACAAGGTGGGCGAGTGGGTCGGCCTGAGCCGCCAGGTGAGCACGCCGCTGATTGGCGTCTATTTCTCGTTCGACGTGGCCGACCTTGGTTTCGATCAAGGTACGTGGAAAGGGCCATTCGACCCAGATACGGGGCTGGTCTCTCTCGACGACGACACGTATCGCATGACGCTGCGCGCGAAGATCGCGGCAAACCACTGGGATGGCACCCCCGACAAGGCGGCCGACATCCTGGATCTTCTGGCGCCACCCGGGACGAACGTGTTCATCGAAGACCCATGCGACATGTCCATCACCATCGGCGTGTCGGGCAAGCAGCCGACGGCCATCTACATAGCGTTGCTGAAGACCGGACTGCTTTCGCTCAAGCCTGAAACGGTTCACATCAACTACGCGATCACCAGCGTAGACGGAGATCCCATCTTCGGTTTCGACCTCGAAAACGAGTACGTCTCCGGCTTCGACGTGGGCGCCTGGTCGGGCACCACGATCGTCGAAGCCAATCAGCTCGACTACACCTTCTCCCTCGACAACTCGGTGCTCGCGTAGCGGGCCCGGCCATCCCATCGGAGTTTCAGTGGCTATCCAGAATGACTTCCTGCCGTTCGCCGTCGGCCCGGGCGCCAACGTGCTATCGCAATCCTCTTATGAGGTGCTGGCGGCGCTTGCGAGCGGCTTCATGACGGGCACTGCTCAGTCGGCTGCGTGCAACAAGGTATGGCGCCAAAGCACGGTCATGGCGGCCGTCATAGCGGCGTTCATCGTCGAGCGCACCGGGCAGCCGGTGATCGATGACGGTACGACTGCCACGATCCTTGCGAACTTGCTTGCGTCGACCGCGGCAGCAAACGGCGACGCGACGAAGCTGTTTCAGGTCGAGACGCCTGCCGCTGGCGACAACGGCAACAACGCGGCGTCGACTGCGTTCGTGCAGGGCTTCGCCGGCGGTCGCAAGGTCGTCATCCTCTCGGCAACGAACTGGACCGTTCCGGCGGGCGTGACGCTCATTTGGATCAGCGCGTGCGCGGCAGGCGGCGGCAGCGCGGGATCGCCCAATATTCCCGCGAACAACATCGTAGCCGGCGGCGCAGGCGGCGGGGCCGGCCAGTTCGTGCTTCGCTACCCGATGGCAGTCACACCCGGGCAAGTTCTTTCATGCCTCCCGGGCGCCGCTGGCGTCGCGGGTGCAATCGGGGGCGCCGGCGGGAACGGCAGCAACACCATCGTCGGCAGTCTCACTCTTAACGCGGGTGCGGGCGGCCAGGTGGGAAGCAGCGGCTCGCCGACGCAAGCATGGCCCGGCCAGCCAGGAGGCAACGGATTCCCGAACGGCGAATACGGACAGGACACATCGCAATACGGCCCCGGCGCGACTGGCGGCCGCGGTGGTGGCGGCCCGTTCGGCGCGAGCGGCGCGCCGGGCCGCGGTGCGATTGGTGGCGTCTCAAACCTGATCGCACCGTCGGCGTCATATGGCTACGGCGTAGGCGGTGCTGGCGCGGGAGGCTGTTACGGCCCCACGACTGCCTCGGGCACTACGAGCGGCAGTGTCGGCGCGGCCGGCATGCCTGGTTTGATCGTCATCGAATATTGAGGGGGACCACATGGCGCGCTACGCATATTTCGACAAGCAGGTGAAAGCTGTTCTCGGCTGGATCGACACCGTCGCGTACAACTACGACGAAGACCCTGTCAAGGCTTTCCCCGCCGAACAGATGCTGCCGATTTTGGACGATGCCGACTGGCATGCCAACGACGGGCAGCAGTGGTACGTAGTCAACGGATTGCTGACGAAGACCGCGCCGGCGCCGGAAATCCCGAGCAGCACCACCTGAAGCGAGTCCCACATGAAGAAGATCGTCTTCACCCT